GCCGCGCGGGATCGCCGGAATCCGCCGACTCACGCCGAGTTGCGCCGCCTCGGCCATGAAGTCGATCGCCTCCGGGTAGAACGAGCCGCCGACCCAGAGCAGCCCGGCGCGTTCGCCCATGCGCTGCAGACCCACCGGCGAGAGCGGGCAGGTCGTGCAGTACTCGGAGCCGACCGACAGCGCCGAGGATGCGCCGGCGCAGGGCCGCGCGCCTGCGAGCAGCGGCGCCGGCTTAACCCACTGCCAGCCGCGCGTCTGCTTGATGCCGGCGGTGCAGACCGGGCACACGTGTAACTCAAGCGGGAGCCGTCCGCAGGGTGCGGAGAGCTTGCCGCTCACCATGTAGAGACCGCCCACCTTGCGGTAGCCGCAGCCCCGTTTTGCTTCTACTGCCATACCGTCCTCCTCGGGACGCGAGTGTCCCACTGCCGGTTATCGTACCGCAAGCGCTTGCGGTTGTCAAGGGAATGAAATTGCTTGTGCCGCCCCGCTGCGGCACGCTCCCCGACCGTGGGCAGCATCGTTCACTGGCTCTCGAGCGCTTCCGGGTTTAAGCACGTCTGGGGAGGCGGGGGGGGCGGTCCTCCTCCGCCTCCCGGGCCGCCGGGCGTGGATACGGCCGCGAACGCCGCGCGCGCGCAGACGGATGCGTTACGCCAGCGCCGCGGGCTGCTCTCCAACATCTACGCCGGCGCCCTCGGCCAGGCCCCGGTCACGGGCCGCACGCAGCTCGGGGGCTCGTGAAAGCCGCCGCACTGGAGAAGGCTGAGAGCTTCGAGCGCCATGCGCGCTATCTCGGCATCACGCCGGAGGAGCGCGCGACCTGGCAACTCAACATCAGCCTCGGGGAGGCCTACGAGCTACTGGATCACCTTCTCGAGAGCTATCCGGGCAATGCCGCCCTCGCCGCCGATGTGCTCGAAGCCAAGGCGAGCCGTGACCCATGGCGGGTGCTGAAGGAGTTCAAGCTCCAGGGGTTCGAGATCGGTCGCGCGGCGGACCTCCACTGATGGCCAAGGCGCCGATCGACCTGACAGGGCGCCGCTTCGATCGCCTCGTGGTGATCGGCAAGACCGAGCCCACGAAGTGGGGACGTAGCCGATGGCTTTGTCTGTGCGAATGCGGGAATCATATCGCCAAAATCTCAGGCGTTCTTTTGTCGATAGGGGCTGAGTATGGTTGTCGACAATGCACGGCCCGTCTAAGGGGCGGCCATACCCGCAAACACGGTTTCTCGCGCAAGGAACGGCTGTACGAAGTCTGGAAGACCATGCATCAGCGCTGCGAGAATCCGCGCGTCCACATGTTTCGATGGTACGGCGCCAAGGGCATTCGGGTATGCACGGAGTGGGGCAACTACGCGACGTTCCGCGAGTGGGCGCTCGCGCATGGCTATCAGCAAGGGCTCACCATCGACCGCATCGACAACGACGGCAACTACGAACCAACTAATTGCCGCTGGATCACCCGAGCCGAGAACACCAAACGGCGCAACCTGAGAGTGGTGAAGTGATGGCGGACGATGATGCGAAATCGCTTATCGCGGAGTTCATGTACCTTTGGAGTAAACAAGGTAACTTCAGGATTTTGTGGAATAACACGGCGGCCTACGTCATGCCGTCCTGGGATAATTTTGTAGGAGACCTGTCCGAAGGCGTCAACCGCAACTACCGCCTCTTCGAGTCCACCGGCATGACCTCCAACGAGCGCTTCTCGGCGGCGATGGAGGCGATGCTCACCCCGCGCACTCAAGTCTGGCACCTCCTACGCGCCGAGGACGAAGAACTCAACGAGCGCCCCGTGGTCAAGCGCTGGCTGGACCGGGTGAACCGCATCCTCTTCGCCGCGCGCTATCACCCGGAAGCGAACTTCGCGAGCCAGGCGGACGAGTGCTACATGTCGCTCGGGGCCTTCGGCAACAACTGCCTGTTCGTGGACGAGGCGATCGGGCGGTGCCTGCGCTATCGCGCGATCCCGCTCTCCGAGCTCTGCTGGGCGGTGAACCACCAGGGGCGGGTGGATTCGCTCTATCGCAAGTTCAAGTTCACCGCCAAGCAAGCGCTCCAGCAGTGGGGCCGCAAGCTCTGTCCGCAATCGGTCCTGCGCGCCTGGGATGCGCCGGGCTCGCGTTACCAGGAGTTCGAGTTCCTGCACATCGTCAAGCCCGCCCACGACTGTCTCCCCGGCGCCTACGGGCCGCGGGGCATGGCGTTTGAGTCGTGGTACATCGCCTTGCAGGAATCGCAGACGATCGAGCGCGGCGGCTACCGCGCGTTCCCGGCAGGCATCGGGCGCTACCGGGTCGCACCGCGCGAGTCCTACGGGCGCGGGCCGGCGCAGTTTGCCTTCCCCGACATCCGCACCTCGAACGAGATGATGAAGACGGCGCTGCGCGCCGGGCAGAAGGCGGTCGATCCACCGATCCTGCTCGCGGAGGACTCCGTTCTCACCAACTTCAACCAGCGCCCGGGCGCCAACAACTACGGCATGGTGACGGCCGAGGGCAAGCCCCTCGCGGTCCCCTTCCTCGGCCAGGCGAATTTCCAGGTCGCGGAGGCGCTCCAGGAGAAGGTCAACTCCTCCATCCGCGACACCTTCCTCAACACGCTCTTTCAGATCCTGGTCGATCATCCCAACATGACCGCGACCGAGGCCTTGATCCGCGCCCAGGAGAAGGGCGAGCTGATCGCCCCCGCGATGGGGCGCCAGCAATCGGAATTCCTCGGGCCCGAGATTCATCGCGAGCTCGACCTCCTCGAGCATGCAGGCGAGATCCCCCCGCCGCCGCGGGAGCTCGTCGAGTCCGGCCGCGGCGTGCGCATCGAGTACACGAGCCCGCTCGCCCGCGCGCTGCGCGCGCAAGAAGGCACCGCGATCATGAACACCGCGGACGATGTCGCGAAGTTCTCCCAGATCGACCCGTCGGTGAAGTTCCTCGTCGACTGGCACGAGGCGGCGCGCATGATGGCGGACATCCGCGGGACCCCGGCGAAGCTCATCCGCTCCGAGGCCGAGGTGACGCAGCTCCTCGAGCACGCCGCCGACCAGGGCGAGCAGGGCAACGCTTCCGCGAACTTCCCCGCCGAGAGCCAGGGGGTTCTGAACCTCGCGAAGGCCGCGCAGGCGGCCAGCGCCGCGGGCGGCGGGACGCCGGGACAACTCACGGTGCCCGCGGGCCCCGGTGCGGGCGCGGGCGCGCCGGGATAGAAACCTAGATGGCGCAGCAAGTCATCGGTGTGGGGACGGTCTCCGGGGACGGAACCGGCGACCCCGGCCGCACCGCCTTTACCAAGGTCAACGCGAACTTCTCCGAGCTCTACGCGGGCCGCATCTCTGGCGCGCTTCTCAGCTACACCTCCCCCACCGGGGGGCGCAATGACGTCAATCCAGCCGGCTTCGGCTCAACCGTCGCGCGGCTCGAGGTCACCCTTACCGCCAACACGAACTGGACGGGCTTGCTCGCAGGGGTGGATGGTCAGCAGCTCGTCATTACTCAGGTGGCGGGCGCCTTCACTTTCACGCTCAACGCGTTGAATGGGGGCTCTCAGGCGGCGAACCAGTTTCGCGCGGTGGGCGATCTTGCGCTCGCCGGCGTGGGGGATTCGGTGCTGCTCTGTTACTACGGCGGTTCCGTGAACAAGTGGGTGGTGCTGTGAGAAAGCTCGCGTGGGCGTTGCTCCTGTGGCCGGTGCTGGCCGGGGCGCAGAGCTATTGGACGAAGAGCGCTACGCCCTTAGCCACGCACATTTATTACTTTTCCGGCAACAACGGAATTTGCGACGATTCTACGGACGATACCGCCGCCTTCAATGCGTTGCTGCTCAAAGTCAACAATGCGGGTGGCGGCACGATTGCCATCAACGGGACGTGTCTGATCTCCGGGCAGATCACTCTTCCCAATACCGGCGGCAACAGCCCCACTCAGAAAACGATTCGAATCACCGCTACCGGAGATGGAGCCAATGGCTGTTGTGCGGCTTCCAACTGGAACGCGCCCGTCAAACCGCATGATGCATTGGATCTTCAATAC